GTCCGTGGGTGAGTGCCAAGCCGTCCTGCCCATGGCCCCGTTCGGCAAGGCACGCCCTCGAGCGGTCGCCTTCATGAAGAAGGGCAAGCCCCAAGCCCGGATCCACATGCCACCCGAGTACGTGGCGTGGACCCATGAGGCCGAGTGGCGGGCCCGGGGGCTGCTGACCCGGTGGCGCTTCGCTGCCGCCAAGGATCCGCTGGAGTTGGCCGCAGACCTGTACTGCAAGCGTCCGCAGAAGAAGCCCAAGCACGTACCGTTGGCGCTATGGAAGTCGGGGCGACCCTACCTGGCCACCAAGACCCCGGACCGCGACAACGCCGTGGGGGCCATCATGGACGCGCTGAACGGGGTTGCCTGGCACGACGACTGCCAGGTGCAACTCGGCCGCGTCTACATGTGGGTGTGCGCCGAGGGTGGAGAGCCCCGGTGCGAGCTCACGCTACGCAGGCTGGGCCTGCATGGGGGGCCGGCGTGACTCTCCGTTGTGTCCCTTGCAGTCGAGCCGACGCACACGCCTTCATCGCATTGCACCATCGGCACCACAAGCCCCCCGTAGGTGAAGTGTTCCGAGTTGCCTGTGTGGACGACGGCGGCACTGTGCGAGGCGTGGCCACTGTCGGCCGCCCTGTCTCCCGCCACCTTGACGATGGTTGGACGCTGGAGGTGACTCGCGTTGCGACCGATGGTGTGCGGAACGGGTGCTCTCGCCTCTACGGGGCAGTGCGTCGGGTTGCATGGGCGTTGGGCTATCGTAGGGTGTACACGTACACGCTACCGTCAGAGGGTGGGGCCTCGCTCCGAGCTGCGGGTTGGACTTGTGATGGAGAGCGGGGCAGCGGCATCGGTTGGAGCAGCCGCGCCGGGCGCCTGGACAACCACCCGGACCCAAAGACCCGGTGGTCCACCACCAACCCGCGAGCATTCCAAGATGCGGTGTCATGGCCCGAGAGACAACCGGAGCCGCTACCGTTGTTGATAGGCCTGCATGGGGGGCCGGCATGAGCCGGTCTGAGCTCGCAGTGTGGCTGGCCCAGAAGGCTGAGGTGCTGGAGGGGCAGGCGCAAACGGCGCGGTCCTTCGCACCCCACGGATCCACGGCTGGCCAGGTGCAGGCGGCTGAGGCTGAGCGCTACCGAGAGGCGGCACGGCTACTGCTGGGCGATGTGCCCACCTACGTCGGCGCGCAGTGCCAGTGCATGGACGCGGAGGGCAGCAGCGGGCCTGACGAGTTCTGCCGCCACTGCTTCGGCTCCGGCGTCCATAGGGGCAAGCAGTGACCGAGGCTGAGTACCTACTGGAGGAGCGGGCCGCCATCATCTCCGAGGGCTGCGGGGTCTCCCAGCGCGAGGGTATGCGGCGGGCACTGGCTCAGCGCGCACAGGAGGAGGCATGCAGATCTGCGAGTTCTGCTACACCGACCACAACGCCTACCTACGGGCGGAAGCGGTAGCCCGGGTCGACCAGTTCCAGGGCGGCGAGCCCTCCCCCCGTTGTAGGTCCGGGCGGGCGCAGTCTGTACGCTGAGGACAGACACGCGCATCCAGTTGGAGCGTCGGGGCAGGGGCATCACCAGCCCAGACCTTGCACTGCGCCTGGATCTCGGCCCAGTCGCCCTTCACCGCGACTCCACGAGATCGCGGGGTTCCCTGACAGCACGCGGACAGGTGTACTGCTTCGGGCACTCAGCACACACGCGCGGATCTGGCTCGGGCTGTGGCCTGCCCGCGTCGGCTGGTCCAGCCCAGGAGGCGCACAGCTTCGCGAGCTCGGCCCAGCGGTTCAAGGTGTCCCCTCGGTGGTGCTGGACCCTGACAGTTCAAGGCCCGGGGCGCGCACCGCGAAGTCCTGGAGCGTCAGATATCCGCCCCAGATCAGCGCCGACAACATGAACAGAAACAGCACGGGCACCACGATGACCGGTCGCAGGAGGGATGCGATGCGCTTCTCTCGGTCGCGCCGCGCCTCCTCGGCCTCAGCCCAAGCCTTCAGCGCGGGCTCTACCTTTGTCCTCAGCTCATGTAGTTGCTGCTCGGTGGACGCCATCTGCTTGTCCGACTGTGCGGCCGCACCTGCAGCAGCGCCGTGCATGTGCCACACACGGCTGACGGTGGTGTCCAAGAGCGCCTTCAGTCGTTGTAGCTCTTGGACGATTGCGGCGGTGTCAGACATCAGCGCGCTACTCGGCCCGCGCGGTGCGCACGGTGTCCACGAGCTCGCCGGCCTCGCGCATGATCTTGCCGGCCTCGCGCATGGTCAGCCGCTTGTCGGCTGCCGCGTCCACGCACGCCGCCACCACGTCCATGGCCTGCTCGAGGATCTCGGGGATGTCCTGTGCGTCGATGTTCAGGGCGGCCAACTTCTCGGCGAGGCCGTCCACGCGCTGGCGGACCTGGTCGATGTTCGTGGGCATGGTGCCTCCGGGTGGTGGTTCAGGCTTGGAAGCGCGCGGACAGTTCAGCGACGCTGGCGCCCTTGGGCATCAGCGGGTGGCGGATGTCGTTCTTGCGGGCGTTGATCTGGGCGTGGGTGAGCACGCCAAGGCGGTCCCAACCCATCGCGATGAAGTGCTCCCGCGCCCAGTCCACGCTCTCGACCAGCATCGCAGCGTCAAGCGGTGGGTAGAAGCCGGGGACCTCGCGACCCTTGCTGGGCAGGTAGAGCGGGGCCTCGATCTCGCCTGCAATCCCTCGGGACCTGGTCGACGCGCTGATGTAGGGGACACCCAGGCCGAACGCGTTGCTGTTGGGCTTGTCCAGGCCCTCGGAGCCGCCCGCGTGGTAGGCGCGCTGCCCGGGAGGGGTCACCAGCGCCGGGCCCTCGGGGAACCAGACCGCGTTGTAGCCGCCCCACGCCTTGCGGCTCTCGCGCTCGGCCAGGTCCTCCATCTTCGCCATGATGGTCTCGCGGCTGTACGCGCGCGGGTCGTAGGTGTCGAGGTCGCCCAAGTAGGGCACCGTGAACCAGTGCAGCACCAGCAGATGCGGCGTGATCTTGCCGTGCGGGGCGAGGGGGTACGCCATCAGGCTGAGCCGTATCGGGCGGTCAGGAACCGGCGCAGAGCTGCTGCGATCTCGTCAGGTGCTGGCACTCAGAGCCTCTGCGACATGCCGTGTAATACCGGAGCAAGACCACGGCGCCGTGGACGCTCGGCTGGTCCTCAACCGGGTCCGTTAGCGGTTGTCGCGGTCTGGTTGCTCGATCAGCAGCAGATCCAGCGTCAGCGTGTCCAGGTCCCACTCGATGCCTTGGACAAGGGCTACCAGGCTGGTGAAGTAGCGGTCAGCGTCAGTCAGTGTGACCACGTCACCCAGGGCCAGCCAGCCGAACTCCTGCGGCACCTGGTAGCGGACCCGGCGCTGGGCAAACGCGTGTGCCGCGATCTTCCACCCCAGCACAGCCAGCGCCGTGCCCTGGTCGTAGACCACGTCTGTCTCCATGGACTCGACCCGAACGCCCGAGCGGGCCTTGGAGAGCTCCGCGCGACGGCTCAGATACTCATCGCTGCTGCCCTCACTGGACGCGACCAGGGCGACAGAGCGGTAAGCCTGTCCGTTCCTCGCACGCTTGGCGAAGTCCAGCCGATACTCGTTGGTCACGTCGCGACGCAGGGTCACGTACTCAACCGAGCCAACCCGGTTGACCCCAGGGCCGTGCTCGATGTGGGTGACTGCGTCAGACGTGGCGGCGTCGTAGCGCCACAGGATGGGGGCCTGACCACCAGGGCCATCTACCAGCGTCACCGGGATCAGGGGCAAGACGTTGTCCGCGACCCACTCCGACGGGGTCACGGGTGAGTCAATGTAGCCGGCCAGCGTGAACCGCCCAAGTTGAGACGCGACCGCTGCCCACCTGCCCTTGTCCACCCTGGACGTAGACCGGTCCAGCATCCATTGGATCAGGGCACCCGCTGACGTGACTGCCGTTGTGCCGTCAGCCTCGACCAAGGCTGCGCCGGAGTTCCACCCGACCCAGAATTCATCCGACGTGCGATCGATGGTGCTGGAGGTAGCCAGGTCGACGGTGGTCACCGTCTGCCCCAAAGCGTCAAGCGCCGAAATGGTCGACAGGTCCTCACCCACGCCGTCTGCGTCGTAGATCCTCACTGTGTTTGCCGCTACGCGATGCCCTGCAACAACCAGCGTAATCGCTGTCCCACCGCTTGAGTCCACGATCAAAGCTGGGCTACCGCTGGTGACTGTTGACGAGCCAGCCGAGGTCACAAACGCGCCCGGGGTCCCGAATACGATGGGGTAGTAGAGCCCCTCTGACGCCTGGGGCCGGCTGGCCCATGTGGACAGGGTGACGCGCTGGGCCACCGTCGGGATCAGGGCGCCGTCGTCGTAGGTGTCAGCCTCGACGGTGAACCGGACGGGCTCGCCTGCCACGTCATAGACCGGCTTCCGAAGACCACCCGCCAACACCAGCTGCCTCGACTCGTACACGTCCCCAACCAGGTGAAGCGCTACCTCTGCGGTCGCCGTGCTCAGGTCGTGCCCCTGGCTGACCATCTGCGCTACGTCCACGTCGCCGGGAAACTGGACCGCGAAGCCAAGAGACAGGGAGTCCACCGCAGTCGACTGCAACGACGCAGCCGAGGGGACTCGGGGCATGACCAGGCCCCCCTCGTACTCGTGCGTCCCACCGTCCAGATCTGTCAGCACCCGGGGCCCGGTGTCGGTCGTGCTCGAGGCCCACCGAAACGTGCGACCAGCCCAGGTCACAGACAGCAACCAGACGACCTCAGCGCCCGCGAAGTCCAGCGCGGTCAGGCTCACTTGAGCTCATCGATGGTGATGCGCGAGACCCGCACCACTTCGTTGCGCCCCTCGTCACCCTGGACCATCTCACGGCGCACGCTGGAGGCCATGCGCCCATAGAGCAGCGAGGCGCGACGGTTAAACATCTCGGTGTCGTTGCCGCTGGAGCCCTTGGAAATTTGGGGCAGGTAGACAACCGGGATTTTCCCGCCGTCAGTCAGGCTGACCATGCCGGCGAGTTGGCGAGCTGCGCTCCGCAGATCTGCGGCCCCGAGGCTCCCACCCGTGGTGCTAGTGCTCACGTAGTCCGGATCTGGTGTGCCGCTGATCTGCGTCTCGTCTACCCCGTCCGTCCAGTCGATCTGAACCTGGCGCGTCTCCGGGCCAAGCTTGCGCATCCGGTCTGTTCCGTCCTCGGACACCGTGCGCTGGACGTTGGCCGAGTCCTCCATGACCCGACCCCACCCGTACGGCTGGCCCCAGATCACGACCGGGCCCGCCACGACGGTGCCCGCCTCCAGGTAGCCGTCGACCGTGGTCTGGGCGTCAATGACCAACCGGAGCCCGGCATAGTTGGCGCTATTCACGCGGACCAAGAGCACGAAGTCACGCGGCCACAGTGACAGGGTGCCGCTGCTGGGCTCTGTGTTGTCCACGCCGTCGAGGAACAGCCGCGCACGCTTACCCGACTGGTCCCACATCCCCTCCGAGTTCCACGCCACACGGCGGAACTTGGACGAGCCCAGCGACACGGTCCAGTCTCGGCACTCGTTAAGATCCAGGTAGGGCGTATCGGTTGACCCGGCGTCGGCCTCCAGGCTGTTGCCCGCGCGGACGTATGCCATAGAGGCCAGTCCATCAGCCGCGTCCACGGTGCCGATGCTGGACCAGGACCCGCCGCCGCTGTCGGCCTCCAGGCTCCCGGTGCGCCAGTTGGCCCCGAGCACCGCGATGGCGATCACTACGTTGCCCTGGCGGCTGGCCGCCGTGATGCTGGGGTCCAGTGCGAACGCGATCCGGTGGACCGTCTCGTCTGTCGACCGCCACCCACGTCGGGGGCTGGGCTCCTGGGTATGCAGGACCCGACCTACCGCGTAGTCGTAGCGGGTCGCGATGTCCCACTGGTCTCCAACGAACGCTGGTCCATCCAGGGCCTTGATCGTGGTCCCGCCGTCCACGTAGACCGAGGAGGCCACAAGCGGGCGTGGGAACAGGTCATCCGGGTTGGTCTGACCACCCGCGAGGGTGTCACCCGTGAATTGGCCGCTGCCTACGCCGATGAAGTGCCAGTCACTCACTGCCGTGGTGCTGGAGTTGTGCCCGAAGACCACCTGGTGGGTTGGACCAGCCGCCCCTGTGTTGTTTGTCAGGCTGCTGGACGTGGTGCCTGCGGTCCACTCGGCATCGCTGCCAAACGCCCTGGATCGGATCCACCAAGCCACGCCAGCCGAGGTCAGGGCGATCTTGAAGTCCACGCCCGCCGATGTGTCCACGCTGACGGTGCCAATGCTGGTCGGCCCGTGCAGGTCGTACAGTTCGACCGACGACGAGCCCAGCCGGAGCTCAACCGTGTAGTCGTTGGTCCCGTCCGCAACGACCACCCACACGTAGACGGTCCTCGAGGCGACCGATCCGCCGCTGTCCACAGTGACCGAGCCGGCAACGTCGAGGCCCTGGGCAACGGTGCCGCTGAAGATCTTGGTGTACGTCCGCTGCTGGCTGCTGGTGGTGACCACCAACTCACCACCAGTCAGCACACCCGTACCGGCTCCAGCGGCGGTCCAAGTACCATCATCCGGCTTCTCAAAGGGGAGCCAGGTCGCCTCGTAGCTGGCCCGGTTGGCGTCCGACGGGAAGCCGCCCCCATAGGTCGGCTGGGTCATCGTGGAGTAGCCACCAAGGTAGATGGTCCCCACGCTGTCGTCTTCGTTGCCGGTAGCAGCGGTCCAGTGGGTGGCGACCACGATTCGACCGTACTGGCAGCACGCCGAGAAACCACGGGGGTAGTAGGTCCCAGTGCTGGCTCCATCCTGCCACCACACAGAAAAGTCAGCGCCGGTGGATTGCCCCAGGTATTCCCAGGTTGAGCCGCCATCCTTGGATCGCTCAACCAGACACGCTTGCGTCTTGATTGCGTCGTCGTCCGTGATCCGATGGAGGATGTAGACCTCGCCGGAGTCCGCCGCACAGATAGCGCAGTCTCCGTCGTCCATCTGTCTGCCTTGGTTCGCGGCCCCCGTGATGTCAAACGCCGTCTCCTGCGTGGCTGGAGTCCCCTGGAAGGCTGCGCCAGTGAATGCCTCAAAGGCTGACGCCAAAGAGACGCGCTGGATGAACTGGGTAGCGCCGTTCAGGCAGCACCAAGCAAACAGGATCCGGCCGTTGACGGTGGCGCAGTCCTGATAGCCACCCCGATAGTTGCCGGCTGACGTAGCCTCAGCCACCTGTGTAAACCGGGCACCAAGTGACGTGGAGCCGTACTGGCGGACCACATCCCGCAGATCACCAGCCCCAGCAAGGTTGTTGTTTGCCAGCCGCAGTGAGGCGAACAGCGCGATCTCGCCGTTGAGGTAGCAGGCTCGAAGGCGACCCATCGTGTCGTAGTCGGCCGCGCCGTTACCCTCAGCCACGTAGGTCACTGAGGCTGGCAGGCAGGCACTCGACCCTGTGGCCCATGTGCTCAGGTCGTCGGTGTACTGCATGCGGACTTGGCAGTCACCCGAGGACAACTCCACCCAATGGAACACCAGCAGTCGACCGTTCGGGAGTTGCACGAGACAGGGATGCGAGCCACGACCAGCGCTGTAGCCGTCGACCTGGGCGTAGATCTGGGTGCCGCTGTCCCAAGTGTCCGCCGTCTCCGACCGGATGTAGACCCAGACCTCATCCTGTACCGCGCCGATCGTATTGTCCCGAATCTGGAACACTGCCGCGATCTTGCCCGATGCCAAGGCCAGCGTGTGGACGTACTTTGCGCTCGCCTTGGTCGCACTGCTGCCGTCGCAGATGAGGACGGGTTGCCACCCCGTGATGATGGTCGGAGGGTTCCACCCGCGCCAGTAGGTGTCACCGTCGTAGCGCCACACCTGCCCAGCACCGTCGGCCTCTGGCATCCCAGCTCGGAGGGCTTGGATCTCAAGCGTCAGCCCAGCCGCCTGGGTGCCACCCGAGGCCAGAACCATCTCAGTCTGACCCGTCGCGTCAGGCACACCCGGGCGGGGACCAGCCTGGGTGAGCGTCGAATTGGTCGTGTCGACGGCCGTGATGCGCGGGTCAGGGACCAGGACGCCACGGAAGTCGGTAAAGTCGGCGATCCGGTCAGTAGCCATCGCTCGGTGCTACCGAGTCCGGTGCCCTACCCGACTCCCCTGCTTGACCGCTGAGCGCAGCGCCGAGCCTGGCACCCGGGACAGGTCGCTGACTTGGTTGTCGAGCACCTGGTTCTTGTACTCGACCACCACGACCATGGGCCCCTGACCCATCGACCCGCCAGCGTTGGCGGCGTTGATCGCAGACTCGCCCATCTGCGCGGTAGCCCGTGCGTTGAGCACTGCTTCACCAGACCGCAAGCGCCGGTCTGCCTCGTCTGGAGCCGGCCGACCAACAATGCCACCGGTGTGCAGCGATGGGGGCTGCGCCATCGCAACACTGGCTACCCCTGCGGTGCCGATGGTTGCTGTTGCAGACATGGCCGCAATGGCCATGAAGTCTGGGTAGACCGGTGGTCCGTACTCTGACAGCGTCTTGAGCACTGCCCCGGTTGCTTGTAGGACTGCCGTGGCAATAGCGAGTGACTTCTCAATCACGAACTGCCGCCGCGATGCCTTCTTGTGGGCCTCGGTGCCCTCCTCCATCTGGCTGATCCGCCGGTCGTAGAGCACGTCTACCAGATTGCCTACCGCCGCCGTGCTCTCCATGGCCAGCCGCGTGTATGTACTCCATTCATTGGACGCAGCCGCGATCTTGGCGGCTGACTCCGCGTTGGCCAGGTCGATGCGCTGCTGGCTAAACTCGGCCTCAAGCTCAGTGCGCCGCATCTGGCCTTCGATGTAGGCGTCGACCGCCTCCGTTTCGAGCACAGCGGCAGCAATGCGGGCTTCCGTCAACTCGCTCAGACGCTCGAGCGCGCGGGCCTCGGATGCGTCGATCTTCTCCGCTGCGGTCATGCGGTGGGCCGTCTCGGCAGAGATCAGGTCGCGCGCCTGCTTAGACAGCTTGGCCAGGTCCTTTGCCCGCTTCGCGTCGGCCTCAGCCTTCAGTCGTGCAGCCTCAGCCGCCTCGCGCTGAGCCTCAGCCCGTTCCTCCTCGGTGGTCTTACCCTCGTCCAGTTTGTCGTTGAGTTCATCAACCGCCTTGGTGGTCTCGTCCGTGGCGTTCCGGAGTTCCGTGTGGGTGTCGATGAGTTTGTGAGCCCGCTCGTCGTACTCGCCCGTGAGTTCGTTCAGGGCTTCCAACCCGTCTCCGAGTCCGTCCAGGGCGGTGTCTACGATGTTGGCCGCGTCAGTGGCCTGCTGCATGGCCTTGGCGGCACCACTGAGCCGTCCCGCAAGCCCGTCGGCGCCCACCGCCTCGGCAGCCATGGCCAGGGTCCGCACCATGCCGTTGAGCGAGTTGATGACGCCCTGCACGGGGACCATGAGCCCCTTGACCAGGAAGACGCCAGCGTCTCGCGCCATGTCCCGCATGCCCGCCATTGCGGTGATGGCGTCGAGGCCGATCAGGCCCAACTTGACCAGCAGGAAAGACACCTTCTCGACCACCGGGGCCAACTCAGCGCCGAGGGTCTGGGCCGCCTGGGTCCCGATGGTGTCCAAGGCTTCGATCGATGAGTTGGCCGCCTGCACGGACTCCCACACTTGGGGGCTCAATCCCTCAAAGCCCTCAAGCTCTCGGAACGGGGCCAGGGAGTCCTCAAGGTCCTCGGCTGCCTGCACAGCCTTTACCGTGCCCGCGACCGCTCCAGCGATGGCGGTGGCCCACGCAGCGATGGCTGCGACCGCGATCAAGACACCAGCACCAGCGACAACCGCGGTGGAGCCCATGCCCTCCATTATCTTGGTCAGCTTCTCGATCTGCTCACCGCTCCCGCCGGCAAACTCAAACAGCGCCTTGAGCCCCTCGGTCGCGTCCTTGCTGGACTTCTCGGTGGCCTTGGCGGCTGACTTCTGGGCGCGGGCGATGGCCTTGGAGCTGGCCTTGCTGGCCTTCTCCGCGCGCTGAACCGCCTTCTCGACCTTGATCAAGGTCTCCTGCGCTGCGTCACCGCTCAGGTTCGGCAGCTTCGCCAACTCGCGCCGTAGTTCGCTGAGATCGGCCCCAATCTTGACGACAGAATCAGCCATTCAGGGCCTCCGTGATGCTCTTGGCGAGTGCGTCCACCAGTAGCGGCTTGATGTCGCGGGTCTTCTTCCGCGCTGGCTTCATCGCGTCCTGCTGCAAGGGGGACCGGATGCGGCGCACGTCGCTGCGTCGACCCTCCTTGGTGCTCTTGATGTAGCGGGTATAGGTCAGCGGGTTTCGCCACTCGACGCTGACTTCCCAGGTCCCCGGCATGACCTGCAAGCCCTTGGTCCAGGCTTTGAGGCTCTTGCCGGTCTTGATCGGCCATTTGGGCTCGATCGACTCGGTGTAGACCTCGTCCGCTGCCTGGTCCATGACCTCGACCACTGGCCCAAGGATCTGGCGCACGTCGCGCTCGATGCCGTCCGCAATGGGGCCCGAGATCACAATGGCTGTGCGTCCTCGTCCGACCCTGATTGACATCTCACGAGCTCCAGAAGTCCGCGCCCTGCTTCGTCTTACCGGGCGGCTGCCCCCAGACTACCTGAGCCCAGGCCAACAGACGCTGTTGGATGGGCCAGGGCTGCTCGATGAACCATCCGGGGTACTTGGCCCAAGCACGCTCGACCTCCATGATCAGGAAGTCGAGTCGCCCTGGGCCCCGGAGTTTCCCTCGATGGCGTCCACGTCCTCATCCTCTGGCAGGATGGACGTGAGCATCTCGATGGCCTCGCCCGCTGCCTCCCCGATCTCGTCCAGCGACAGGCCACGCGCCGTCAGTTCGTCCAGCACCGCACCGCCGAAGGCCAGGGCGTCGAAGCCCGAGCCCGCCAGCGTCGAGGTGAGCGGCTGCCACGGGTGGTCCTTCGCCATCTTGCGCCGGTACGGGCGGGAAAACACTGGCCAGCACAAGGCCAGCGCAGCCCACAAGGCCCGACGCGGGTTGGTCTGGAGCCCCACTGCCACGTCGAGCGCAGCAGCGTAGCTATCAGGGGCCCGCAGTTGGGCCGTCTCCCCTCCGAGAATCGCCATCAGGTCCTCGTCACCGAGCCGTAGACCGTGCCCGAGATGGTGGCCGTGTTCGGGTCACCCTCCGTGATGTCCATCGTGCAATGCACGTCGTCCAGCACGATGGTGTGGTCCGCCGCGTCTCCGTGGTCGGTCCCCTCCACCGTCAGGGTCACCTTGATGGTCTTGACCTCAGCGTTGGCTCCCAGCGTCGAGACGTTGCTCGCATAGGCGCCCTGGAACATGACGAAGTCCTGAGCGGTGAAGTCCGTCACGTCCGTGTAGTCCGCGACCTGGAAGGAGAACCCCAGCGTGGGGTAGGTCCGCGACGTGTGGCGCACGGTGTTGAGCGTGCCCCGCGTCTCGTAGGCGGTCACCTCGTTCTGTGTCGCCGCCAACGCCGTAACGTTGAGGTCGCCGGTGGAGAACGGAACGACCAGCGTCACGGGAGTGCCGGTGCCATCCTCCAGCGTGATGGTGCCGTCGTTGAGGTTCTTGATGACGGTAGATGCAGCCATCAGGGCACCGCCACTGCGGTCCAGGTGGTCCCTGCGTCTTCACTGACGTAGAGCACCGTGGATGCGCTTGCGGGGTCGGTTCGCATGTACAGGAGAGCCGAACTGGTCCGGCCGTAGGCTCCGGAGGGGACGCCTGCCCCTGCCAGAATCTCGGCGCCGGTCCCCGTCGATCCTGCCGTGTCAGACAGGCGAATGCCCGCCATCTTCAGGATCGCGTCGCGGAAGTTGCCGACGACGCGATGGAGTGCGCTTGCCATTGTGCGAGCCTCCTGTGTGTGCTCGCTCGGTGCTACCGACTACGAAGTGGCCAAGCTGTGGGGCACGGTCAGCCGGATGGTTCCCAGCATCCACCCTTGGTCGTCCACGGTGCGGGTCTGCTCAGTCAGCGTGACGTGTAGGCTGGACTGCGACACGCCCAGCGCGGCAGCCAGTAGCGCGGCCTCCGCTGCCATCGCCACGTCGTAGTCGGTGACCTGGTCCAAGCTGCCGAGGTTCCACCCCCACTGGATCTCGATCTCCGTCTCCACCTGGTAGGAGGTGACTGCAGGTCGTTGGCGAGGGCGGCCCACTGAGCCAGGGCGAGGCATGGTGCGGGGGGCCCCGACTGCAAAGCGGTGGTGCTCGATGTTCGACGCGAAGACGCCCCACGCAAAGGGGGATTCGTTCCAGTCGGTGACGGCCTCAAGCGCGGTGGCGAAGCGCTGGCGGACCTGCGCAATGGTGAGGTCAGCCACCTACAGGCCCCAGTTGCCGCGCCACGACCGACGGGGGCTGGCGTTGGTGTGGGTGACCCCCTCCCCTGCGGACTTCATGCCGTCGTCGTCCTGCAGGCCGGTGTCGGTGGTGCTCTTGCGGAAGCGGAGCCGCGCCCACGCCATCTCAAACTCGCGCTTGTGCGCCTCGGCCATCTCGGCCCAGCGGTCGCCCTGACGGCTGCTGAAGTCGAGCAGGGTCAGGTACAAGGCCAACTGGAGATGCACCTCGCGCACGCTCCAGTAGGTCACGATGTGGTCGGGGAAAACGCCCTGCATCTCCAGCCGGCCGAGGATCTGCTTCCACGCCTCATCGATCTTGGGCTGAAACGTGGTGTCACCCGTGGCCATGTGCCGGGCAAGGTCGCTGTAGACGGCCGTGATGTCGTCGTCCGTCAGCGTGGGGCGTGCTGCGTGCTTCACCAGCGCCGCGTCTCGCGGGATGGTCTGCGTGGTCCCGTCCGCGAGGGTGAGCTCCCACAACTCCTGGTAGCCGTGGCCCAGGTTCTCTGTCGCGGGGATGCTGGCCGCAAGCACCGGGTAGGTCGCGATCGACCCAGCCACCACCACCGCACCAGTGACCAGCGTGTCCCCGTTGGGTCGGCGCAAGGTGAAGGTCCCAGCCGACGGGGCAGCCAGGGCGCCGTCCCGCCAGATGGGCAGGGAGACGGTCTGCGCTCGAGCACGCTCCAGATAGTCCGGGTACGCGACGCGGACGCTGTAGACCGTCTCTGCCGCGCTCACTTCCGCCGCCCAGACTCGCGCTGCTCGTTGCGGATGCGGGCGTTCTTGGCCTGTTCATGCGCGACCCGAGGCTGAAGCCCAGAGCGCTCAATCAGGTACTTGGTCGTGCGGTCGATGTGCTCTCGGCCGCCCTGCTTTTCACCCGACATTGGTGGCCTCCTGTGCCGGTGCCTTCTTCCGCACCACGCGCGCTTTGCGCTTGGGCGTGGGTCCGTTCAGCGCGTCCATCGCCTTTTGCGCTTCCGCCAGCCCCTCGAGCATGCGCTCAGCCAGGGTTTTGCTCTGCTGGCTGCTGGAAAGGTCCGGGCGCCGGCTCGCACGCTGGATGCGGGTGCGCCAGCGACGCTCCTGGGTGGACCAGATCTTCTTGCGCGGCGGCTTGATGGTTCCGTTGACCACCAGCGACCAGCGCCAATCGGCCCAGCCCTGGTCGTCGTGGTCGATCTCCCAGGTGCCGTCGTCGTAGAGGAGCACTGTCTCCCAGAGGGTGAAGTAGCCGTCACCGGTCGAGCCGGGCTCCTCCGGACTGTACTGGTAGGCGTCGATGTCGGTCAGGACCAGACTGCCCCAGTTCTCCTCTGCCATGTTCTTGACGTGAACAGCGCTGAGGTGTTGACCGCGCTTGGCCTGTGCCGTCCCGTTGACCCCTGGGGCCACCACGATCCGAGACAGCGACGGGACGAGACGCCAGCCCTCGGAGGTCTCCACCAACTCCCACGATCCGTGGTTGTGCTGGAAGTGAAAGGGCTTGTTGCGGCCACCCATGCCGTAGTTCGGGAGCTTCTGCCCCCGGCTCTGGCGGCTGACTGAGCGCTTGCCTGCGATGCGTGCCATGTAGTTCTCCCCTCAAGTGAAAGTGGGGGGCTGGAAGGGGCGAGACGAGGGGAGGGGCCTCCCCCCACCCAACCCCCCACAACCCGTCAGCTCGTGGACGCCAGGAAGCCCCGGATGCGGGCCTGCTCGCGGATCACAATGCCGTCGTAGGCGTTCGCCACCAGCTCGTAGGTGTCCTTGCTCGCGTCGCGCTGGGCCTCGATCATCAGCGGGGAAACCCCGTCGTTGAAGATGACCTGGCCGCCGCCAACCGGCTGCTTGGGCACGGCGTAGCGGTAGCTCAGCGCACCGGCCGCCATGAAGGCGTTTTCGTGCTTGCTGGCCGCGTTGGTGACCTTGGTGCTGGGGAAGATGAGCATACCCAGCAGCATCTCAGCGCCCTTGGCCAGGAACGCCTGCACGTCCTCGCGCCGCGCCTGGGGGCCCACCTCGGCACGCATGGAGTCACGGATCGCGGCCATGGTGAAGGGGTGGAGGCAGCCGACCAGCATCCCGGGGTCGCCGGTGCTGGTGGTGAAGCTGTCGATGATGTCGTACAGGTCATCGATGGAACCGGCGCCAGCGCTGGTCACGTTGGTCGACGCGCCCGCGATCGCGGTGGCGAACAGACCCATGCGGCCCGCCGAGAAGCTGCCGGCCATGGTCAGACCCAGCGGGATGGGGGAGAAGCCCCAAGCGCCGCCGACCGCGTTGGCCAGGCCGGTCTCGTCCAGGCGAAGCGCACGGCGCGCGATGGTCACGTCCGAAGCGGCGGCGGTGACGCTGGACGCAGCCACGTCGGTGTCCTCCGCGGCGGTGGCGTCCATGGAGATGGACCAGCCCAGGGACAGGATCCGGTTGCGGCCGACCAGGGAGCCGGCGTCGCTGCCGTTCTGCATCTCGATGGCGCTGGTGCCAAAGATGTCGGCGCTGTCGGCCATGGCGAGCTTGAAGCTCTGCTCAGCCAGGACGAGGTCGTTGAGCTGGTCTTCGGTGGTCAGACCGTTGCCGGACGCGGGGGCGCCGGCCGAAAAGATGGCGATCGCCATGGGATCACTCGCAGTTTGATTGGTTGGGCGCGCTGCGAGCTGTTGACCGGTGCCACCGTACGCACTGGGTGCTACCGAGCTTGGCGCTCCTGCTGGAGCTTCTGCAGGTCCTCAAACGTGGTGGCCTGGCTCACCGCCGTCCTGAACTGGTCGTTGGCGTTGCTGGCCGGCGCCTTCTTCGGCGGCTTGGTGCCGGGGCGCTTGGGGGGCGCCTGGGGCTGGCCGGGAGTGGGGGGTGGGGGTGCTTCGCCACCCCCATCGCCACCCCCATCGCCACCCGACGCGAGCACGCCGCGCAGGTAGGACGGGAGCATGGACTCGTCGGTGGCCGCGTTGCTCAGGTACGTGGCGAAGTCCGGCGCCTTATCGCCCAGCTTGGCCGCAGCCTTCTGGTGGGCGAACTCCAACGCCTCGATGGTGTCGGGGTCCGTCACGCCGTGCGTAGTCGCGGCCTGGTAGCGGCTGAACTGCCCGTTGGCCTTGGCCAGTTGCGCCTCGAGGTCTGCCTTCTGCTGGGTCAGCGCCTCGACACCGGCGACCTGGGGCCGCAGGGCCTCAAGCTCAGCGCTCAACGAGTCGCGCTCGGAGACTACAAGCGCGCGCTTGTCGGACTCCTTGGCCAGCCGGTCCCGCACGATCTGGTTGATCTCGTCGCCGTCGTAGTACTTCTTTCCGTCCTGCTCGATTGGCATGGTTCTCCCCTCAGATATTCGGGCTCACATACATGGCGTTCTCTCGCCGGATGCGGTCCAGTTCGGTGGTCGCCTGCTTCCGGGTGATGCCGGGGTGCAGCGCCATGTACGCGTCCACCTTGGACATCAGGCCGGCATCGACCTTGGTGGTCAGGTCCTCGGTCTGCGCCTTGCGCTCTCCGATGGACAGCGGCAGCGACGGGTACGTGATGCTGATCCCGTCGATCGGCAGGTTCGTGCCCGCGTGCAGGTTGAGCATCTTCGCGGTCACGGCAGCGGCCTGCAAGTCTCCGCGCCGAAGTTGCGGCTCCATGCGCCCTTGCGCATCCCGCAGCCCCTCGCGCGAGATGGACAGCGACACCCCAGACCGGGGGTCAGCACCCGTCCGGACCAGATCGGCGGCAGACACGCCAGCGAACTCGGCCAAGCCTTGCTCAAAGCCCGTGATCGCCGTCATCAGCTTCTGAGGGTCGAAGCCCGGTTGTAGTTGGACCGCCGTTGGCTGGCCTGCGCCCTCATCGATGGGGCCCACCTCGATGATGGAGCCAGGCTCGGTGCTGATCACCTTCCGGCGCTTGCCGTTGGCGCCCTCGATCTCCACGTCTCGCACTTGGCCGTTGACCAGCATCACCGTCGCGAAACTGCCGTCCTTGACGCCATGCACCCAGAACGTCAACAGCACGGCCACCGTCATGGTTCCCAACACCGTCTCAACGCCGTAGAACGCATCCCACAGCTCGCCCGTACGCTCAGCGTGGTGCATGACCACCGGCAGGAACGGAACGCCCTCGTAGACGTAGCGGTAGCCGTTGATGGAGCCTTCAGGAGCAGGACCAAGGATCCGATCTGTCCAGTCCTCCTCCATCTTGGCGTCCATGATCTTGTGCTCGGGCTGCTCAAGGTCCCGAATGTCCAAGATCTCCCAGCACCAAGCCGGCTTGCCCTTCTCGTCCTCGCGCAATTGGAGCTCAGCCAGGTAGGCCGGCACGTCCGGCGCTTCGGGCACCGACTCCACGATGCACGCGTCCGGGTCTATGGGCCGGTACAGCAGGCCAGCCCGCTCGGACCAGTCCACGCGCATCAGCGTCTCGCGCAGCCCGACCAGGTCGGTGGACTGCCGCTGCATCACTTGCCAGTACCCAGCCGCCTGCATGGCCGCCGAGAGGTCATCGACCCCAGCACCGCCGCGCAACTCGCCCGGCCGGTGGTACAGGGCGCCGCCGACCTGGGACGAGATCGAGCGGAAGGGGTTGCGGCTCATCTCGCCGATGCCCCAGACACCCAGGCGGTCCTCACGCACGTGCAGCTTGAGGGCCGTCTCCAGGTCTTCCGACCATCGACCACGTAGGAGCCGCATCCGTAGCGCCTGCTGCTTGGCGCGGCGCTGATTGTCGTCCCCAGGTAGGGGCGGTCGAGGTGGCAGCATGCCGAGTGCTACCGACTCGGTCAGAAGCGGCGGTGCAGGACTCGACCGGCACGGGCCTGGGTCTTGCCCCAGTGGTGGCGCAGCGCGTACCGCAGCGCATCGATGATGTCTTTGGCCGGGTGCTTGGCTCTACCGTCCCAGGTCTCCAGGCTTCGAATCATGTGCTCGCAGTGCCCATCTACGTAGAAGTGCCCCGGACGGACCATCGCCTCATGCAGCCACCGGATGGACGGCCAAAAGTGGTCGTTGCGTAGCCCTCGCTTGGCCACACGCGGCGCCGGCTTGAGCTCGCCAGCCGTGCCCAGTTGCTTTGCGATGGCGGTACCCAACCGGCGCGCGCTCTTGACCGTGCTGCGCCCCTCGTACTTCTTGTCCGCCCAGACGTGGTCAACGTCGGTCCACCGGTCGCCAGTCGCCGCCAGCATGCCCAGAAGCCCCGCAGCGTCCATGTCCATGGTGGTCCCCTGCTCTGGGGCGTACTCGGCCATGATGAAGATGCGCGGGTGCGCCGAAGTGGTGTCCACGTAGACCAGCACGCCGCACGTCCGGAGCGCGTCCTCGCCGTAGTCGATGCCCACACACACCTCGAGCGCATGCTCTGGCAGCACGTCGGACTCAAACATGTCGGGCACCACATGTCGGTTGCGGTGGAAAGCCTCCAGGGCCTTGTCTGTGGCTGTGAACTCCCAGTCCCCGTGACACCGCACCCCACGCTGGTAGCTGGGGGTGTTGGCGATCTCCTCCTCAATCCAGGCCGCATCCATTGGGCGGCCGTCTTCGGTGCAGAGCGGCTTGGATGCCCCCTCGGGTACGAAGTTCTCCGGCTCCATGCGGAAGTGCAGGTCTGTGATCTGGCCCGACTCGCACCGCTCTCGCAGCCACGTCAGGTCGCCCGTCGTCGCGGGGGTCATGGTGATGACGATGCGTCCACCCGTCCGACGCAGGCGCAGCAGTAGCGCCCCAAAGATGGCCTCATTGCCCAGGGGCTCGTCGATCCAGATGTAGTGGAGCGTTGCTGACTCCAGGTCCATCGTGTCCATGCCCACGGTCTTGATCCGCAGAACTGACCCGTTCTTGTACCTGAGCGCAGGGGACTTGCCCCGGAAGCCGTTGACCGGGTCGAAGGACTGCCCCGGCACCAGTTCGTCGTGCGGTGCGAGTTGCCAGAGCTTCTTCTGGATGGCCACCGACTGAGACCACGAGTGGCACAACACCCAC